TTTTTAAGATCGCCATCAAGGTTATCGGTTTTAATCTTTGCGATAGCGGCAGCAGAACCTTGCGAGTTGTCGAGCGCGTTTTTCTTTGCGCCTAGCTTGCCATTACCTGCCGCTTCGACGAGTTTCACCGCACCTTTCATCGCCTCTTCACCAAAGATGACTTTCAGGTATTCCGCTTGCTGCGCAGTTCCGAGTTTGTTCTTTTTAAATGAAGCGTTGATATCAGAAAGAATGCCCTGAATAGGCAGCATGTTGCCTTTTTTATCTCGCGTCTTAATACCCAGCTCATGCAACGCTGCCGGTGCTTGACCTGTGGGCGCTTGCAACCGGCTAAACATCGCACTCGCCCCCGTACCGGCCATACTCCCTTTAATACCGTTGTCTGCAAGTACGCCCAGCATTGCCGTGGTATCTTCAATGCTGGCACCCGCCGCTTTTGCAATTGGGGCTACGTACTTCATCGCCTCACCCAGCTCGATCAAATTCGTGTTTGAGCTGGTAAATCCCTTAGTCATTACGTCTGATACGCGCTTAATCTGATCCATCGGGATATCAAACGCTGACTGCATGTTTGTCACAATATCCGCTGCATCAGCAATATCGATATCAGATGCTAAAGATAAATTTACTGTCGATTCAGTCGATGCAAGTATCTGATCAGCGTTATAACCAGAGCGAGCAAGCACGCCCTGCGTCCGCGCCACGTCGCCGGGAGAAAATGCCGTACTACCGCCAATATCGCGGGCCTGCTGACGAATAGCAGCTATCTTGCTGTCTTTCTTGTCCAGCCCTAAAATCGCCTGAGTGCCGGACATTTCCTTATCAAACCCAATGCCAGGGGCAATAAATCTACTTTCAGCATAAAGCGCCGCCGATCCTAGGCCCAGAGCTACCGCGCCGTTGTTGCGAACCTTGTCGCCGATTTGCTGTGTTTTATCAAACCGGCGCTTACTATTGGCCTGCTGCTCCTGTCGTTTATTGAGGTTTTGCAGAGATTGCCGTTGGCGGTCTAGCGTAGTGTTGGCATCCTGCGCGGCGGCCTTTAGTCGGCGCTGCTCAGACGCAAGTTTACGCGTGGAAATGCCAGATGATTCCAGCTCTGTACGCTGGCGCTGCACGGAAACGCGCAGGCCGTTTTGCTTGAGCTGTAAATCATTCGCTGCGCGCTTTGCCGCTTCCATCAGCCGCGTTTGTTTTGCCGTGGGGTTAGCGCTGTTTTTAAACTCCATCGACAGCCGGGCAGCTTCTTCCTTGGCTTCTTTCAGCTTCTGGCTAGTGACGGCGAGCTGCGCGCTGCTTTTTTTAAACCCGTCAACTTTTCCCGACTGGTCATTAAGTAGCTTTAAGTCGGCCTGCGTTTTACGAATATCCCCGGACAGGGTTTTGCTGGCTTTTTGTATTGATTGAAGCGGCTTTGTAGCGCGGTCAACGGCGTTCAGCAAAACCTGTAATTTTAAATTACTCACTTTCTGCGCTGCTCCGCTGGATGGCCCGATGCCGCCAACGGATCAGCTCCGCGAGCGACATACTAAACATTTCTGACGGTTGCCAGTGGAAAATGGCGGCAATGTCCGCCATTAGGTCGTCAACCTCCAGAGTTGAGGGGATGCCTACGCTTCCGACTTCGGCGCTAAAAAACCGATCACCGCGCCCGCCAGTGCAATCAAGTCAGGCAAACACAGCGTTTTGCACTCCTGCGCCGTCAGGTTTGGCAGGGTGACACGCGGCAACAAGATCACCAGCGCATCAACGTCAGCGTTTGCGAGGGCGGCAAGGCCAATGCCGCGCAGGTGGCCCGCGTTCGGCTTAATCACTTCAACGGTGGAAATCAGCATTTCACCGCGCTTAATTGGTTCCTCCAGCGTGACCACATTTTCATTTTGGCCTTGGGTTTCAGTAACTTTTTTCATGGTTTCTTCTCACTAATTAGGGGAATACCCAGCACCTTCCGACGCTGGGAATAAAAGGCTTACAGGATGCCGAGCGCCTTACGGTGCTGCTCTAAGCGATCAACGCCGTTGACCATTTCAACCATGTTGATGGTGTCGACCTCGATCAGCTCTTTGCCGTCAATGGTCAGCTTGAAATAGGTACACTGCGTGGAAATCTTGGTTTCGGTGTCTTCGCCTTGCTTGTACTCACCGAAATCAAATTCCTTATGACGCCCGCGCATCTGCACTTCGACGGCGGATACGTCGCCAGTGTCGTCTCGCTGGAACGAACCGGCGAAGCGCAGCGGAATATCAGACGTGCTACCCCACTGTTGCAGCACCAATTCATCCAGCCCGCCAATAGTCCACTCTAGCGCCAGCGCGTCATCATCCAGACCGAAATCAACGGACGCCGCGCCGCTCATGCCGCCGCCGCGATAATTCTCAAGCTTGCGTGTCAGCTTCGGCAAGGTGAGCGACGACACCACGCCGAGATAGCTATTGCCGTCATTGAATAGGTTCAGGTATTTCAGTTTCTTAGGCAGAGCCATGATCAGTCCTTAGCCGTTAACAGCCGTGGCGAAGATCGCCAGATACTTGTCAGTGATACGCTGGCGAAGGGTTAAATCTTCCAGCGGTGGAACCGGGGTATAGTCGTAATCAATAAACAACTTTCCGGCCTTGAGGGTTTCGGTGTCATTGGCTTCGGTGTCATACCAGCACTTGCCGTCAACGATGTAGCCTGCTGATTTCATTTCGCGGAATTTGGCGTTGATACCATCAATCATGTCTCGGATAAGCGACGGGGTAAGTGGCTTATCCATTGCCCACATGTGCGCCTCTGCCATCGTGTCCGCCAACACTTGCGCGGTACGTGTGTAGTTCTCAAAGATAAACAGCGGGTCGTCAGAACAAGTGCGGTTGCCCCAAAACTTAAAGCCATTTTTGCGGATAAGCGTAGTGATAGCCGCTTGGTTTAACAGGTCGGCATCGGTACCGGTTGTCTGTAAATCCCAATAAACGCTAGCTGACAGACCGGTGACACCATTGACACCAACATTTGAAAGGGTTTTATGCCAGCCGGTTTCGCTGTCGATTTTTGCGCGTAAGCCAAGCGCATAGGCAGTAGCCGCTGCGGTATCGCTGGCACTGGTTACGCTGTTCCACGACACAAAATCAGGCCAGATAAGCATTAGCTCGCGCTGACTGAAATTATCGCGGTACTTGATCGCATCAGACACGGTTTTGCAGCCGTAAGCGCTGATATAACCGAATGAGCGCAACTGCTGGCAGACGGCAGCTAGGGCAGTAGCAACATCTTTATTATCCAGCCCCGGCACACCGATAATTCGCGGTTTTACGCCAAGTTCAGCCTGTGCTGCTAGCAGCGCTTTCATGCCTGTATACATGCCAGTGGCATCGGTGCCACCAATGATATTGCTTGTCGTAGCAGCTTCGTCTGCGCCTTCTTTAACACGCACAACGACGACAACCGGTCTAGCCTGATTGGCGATAGCCAGCAATGACGCGGAAAGAGTGCCTTTTTTACCAGCCTTGCCCACGGCTGTCAGCACGTTAGTGATCAATACTGGTGTATCCAGCGGAAAGACTTGCGGGTCAGCATCCTCGGCAGTACAGACAATGCCTATGATTGCCGTTGATACAGTGGAAATGACGCGGTTGCCGTCGTTAATTTCGACAACACGCACGCCGTGATGGTAATCAGCCATGTTTTTACTCTCGGTGATTGGTTAGGTGTCAATCATCGCGCGTTATGAAAGGACTGGCACGGCGGGGGCGGTGTGGTACGAATGGCACAACGTAACTACAGCACAGTTAAAGCTGGCTATGCGAAATCAGAAAAGACGAAATTGCATGCACAGCCACAAATAACTGTACTCGATGGGAGTCTAATAAATTACTCCGGTGCAGAAGGCCAGATGAAGGGAGCTTTGGACAGATCTACACGATTGAGCATTACACGGTATCTTTTCCACGCCGCCAGGGTTGTCGCCTCTTCTTCAGTTGCAATGCCCAAGTCGATAGCATCCTGCAATGGCGCAATAGCCGCATTAGCACAATTCATAAGCTCCAGCTTTTTACTTTCCGCCCACTTTCTCAAGTCCTTCTGACTTTCCATAATACGGTCAGACAAAATGGGCCTTCCACTTTCATCGGTAGTAATGACCTTGTTTTCTGATTGTCCTTCCATCAGTCTCTTAAAATCCTCAGCCAGCACTTCCACACATACCTCTGGCCACGTCCCTGCATCATCATATTGCTCCTTGAGTGATGCGAGATAGAAAATATTATCTTTTGCGCTATAGAAATAAGTTTCCATTAATATCCTCTCGCCTCCCAGTAGATACCAAAGCCAGCCCCCTGCGCTTTAGAATTGAAGGTCATGTTATTGACTGGTTCGAAATTAACCGTTGGATTTCCTGACGTCAGCACGCCGACACTTCCCACTACAACCGTACAATTATTAGGAAACGCAATGGGAAAATTATGTGTTTCAATTTGCCCTGAACCACTAATAAAATTCCCCCACTGTGTGATTTCACCTGTGTCGAGATTTCGAGACCAGCCATGAACGCCGAGGCTTGCCACGGTTTTTGCTGGGATGGGCGGCGGGTTATTCGGGCTGTAAACCCGCCTGCCTTGTTCATACACGCCGCCAGCTCCTGCAATTACGTCTTGACTAGCATAGATGTTGAAGCCTTTTTCAGTTGAAATCTGACCCGCAACAGTCAATGGCCCGCCAAGCTTTCCTCCAGAAGATGGGAGCGCACCGATATCAGCAGGTGTAGGCCGATAATTCGGACTGTAAACCCGCATGTTGCCTTCATAAACGCCGCCAGCAGCTACAATGTTCTCAGCAGAATAAATATTAAAGCCTTTGCCTGTTGAAATTTGTCCCTGAGTAACCAGAGGCCCGTAAAGCGTCCCACCATTTTCAGATAGCGCACCGACATCTGCGTATGTGGGTTTATTGCTTGGACTGAAAACCCGTTTCCCCGCTTCAAAGATTCCCACAGGCGCGTTGAAATTCCCGTTTTTATCCATCACGAAGCGGCGGCCATTGACAACAAAAGTCACATTTCTCCCATAGTCCGCTTCGATATAGCCCAGCGCTACGTCTCCCGCTGCATCCGTCAGCACGAGCCTTGAATATTGGTTTTTCGATTCATTTTCATAAATTGCCCGAATAATTGCGTAACCGTTTGTTGATATCAGTCCTTTTGTTGCTATCAGCTCTCCCAGCGTCATATTTCCGTTCAACGTGCCGCCACTTGAAGGGAATGCACCCACGTCATCCGGCCCAATTTGTACGTCTTTCGTACCGTCGAAGTCCTTGCCTGCGATTTTGCGAGAATTAGCGAGCTTTTGCGCTGCCACCGCCGTTCCGCTTGAAGCTAATCGGCTATTGGCATTATCATTAGCAGCCTTAACAGCTTTCGACGTAGCGGCAAGTGTTTCGCTGCTGCTGTTAATGTCACTACTTAACTGTAAAAAACCTTTCTCAGTTAGCGAGCCATCAGGGTGATTACGGCTTTTCTCATGGTCAGCCAGCAGATCATTCACATACTCTTCGGTGGCAACAATCAGCGAGTCGTCAATGGTCAGACTCACGGCGCTGGTATCGGTCACGCTGATAACCATGCGTAGTGTCTGCGTGCGCCCCGACCCCTCTGCCAGCGTTGGCTTGTATGTGTCGGCCATATTGCAAACAGCAATCAGCGTACCGTCGTCAGCGTACAAACCCATTTCACGCATCCAGAAGCCGCCAACGCTGGCGGAAATAATCGTTTCAGCGATCACCCAATTCGCATTTTTTGCATCTAGCCTTAACGAGTTGAGCTTGGTGCGGTAAACCTCTTTAACGAGCTGGGTTTGTGTAGCAACCGGCTCCACGGACTTACCGCCGCCGTCACCAATTGCCATTTCAATAATATTGATATCTTTGCCGGATTGAATGGCGGCGGCAATGCTTGCCTGACCGAGCTTTGTCACGACGGATTTGAACGTAGCCATGGATTATCACCCCGGATAAACAGTTAAAATTTCGGCGTCAGAGGACACCGCCGCAAGATACACCATACCAGTGATATCTTGCGTAATGGTCAGCCCAATCAAATGGCGGCTGGCGGGCTTGGCGTCGGCAATCAGCCGCTCCATTTCCTGATACATTTCCTCTGTGATGCCGGTTTCCAACACGCCAATATCAAGGCGAAACGTGCCGGGCGCGTCGTTGGTTTCCCACCACTCGGTCACGTTAATCAGATAGCCTAACGGCTCAACGACGCGGCGAATAGCGCCAATCGTTCCCTTGTGCCGGTGAATAAACCATGAGGACTGAAGCACGCGGCGTTTGGTGGACTCGGGCCAACTTTCATCCCAGCGATCAACCGACAGCGCCCACGCCAGATAGGGAAGAAACTCCAGCGGGCAGGCCATCGGCTCCCAAAGCTCGCGCAGCGGCAGCGGCACTTTTTCCAGCTTGGCGCAGGCTTCGGCGGCGGCAACTTCCAGCGGCGACGAACCGACAGGCAACAGGCGGCTACTCATCGTAGCCCCCGATGGTCAACGCGTAGGCTGTGCAATATGACGCCTGCGTTTTGTCGAGTTCCAGATCGGCGGCAGGCTTTGCCAGCTCGACGCGCTGGACGCCTTCGACGTGAAGCGCGGCATAAATGGCGGATAAGCGAATGTCACGCCCCAGCCGGTGCTGTGCGCTAACGTACTTTTTCAGCTTGGCCTCAGCCGCCTGTTTAATCGGTTCGGCCTCGGGGCCGGGGAACAGGTACAGCTTGGCCTGAATTTCATAGCTCACGATTTTTGCTGACTGCACGGTGACGCGATCGGCAACCGGGCGCACGTTCTCATCGTTGAGCGCGGCTTGTACCACAGCCAGCAAATCCGCAGGGGCCGAGCCATTACCTGCCTGCGCCAGTACCGAGACAGTGACGCAGGCAGGCGAAGGGCTTATCACTGAAATATCAGCCACGCGCCCGTCAGCCGAGCGCCCGTGAAACTCATACGCGCCCACCGGCCCGGCAACGCTCACCCCTTCAAACGCCTGCTATACGCGGATACGGAAATCAGCGTCGGTTTCCAGCTCCGCCAAAACGGGCGGGATTGCCGTTGTGTCAGCCGGGCGCACTATCAGGCGCTCGACGTCATAGCGCGCGGCTATGTTGTCGAGGTCGGTGCCGGTCGCATAGGCAAGCATGACGGACTGCGCGGCCTCGTTAACGCGCTGACGCAATATCACTTCCCGGTAGGTGTTTTCTTGTAACAGCTTGACGATAGGCTCAGACTCAAGCATCAGCGTGCGGGCAATTGCGGCCTGCTGCTCTGCTGGGTAAAGCGAAATCAGCGTTGATTTGCGCTCGGCGAGCAGCATTTCGTAATCAATGTTTTCCACCACGCTTGGCGCGGGCAGCTGGCTCAGGTCGATGGTTGCCATAGGTTCAGCTCACAGGAACGGTTAAAGAAATATCGTCTGACGTGTCGCTGCGGGTGCCGGTGATATCAACCACCATTTTTCCGTCAACCGTCGTATTGAAAGTGATGCATGTCAGCTTCACGCGGGGTTCCCATTTGAGAATTGCGCCATAGCACGCCGCCATGATTTGCAGGCGCAGCGCAGGGTTTTGCGGGCTGTCTATCAGCTCAGAAAGCAGCGAACCATAATCACGACGCATGACGCGACTGCCAATAGGCGTAATGAGAATGTCGGCAATGGATTGCTGAATGTGCGCAAGGTCTTCGACGCTGCGCCCCGTTCCGCGACTCATGCCAATGTATTTAGCGTTATTCATTGCGGCCCCTGCGTTTGTCCGCCGCCAGTCTGTACGCCAGGGTGTTTGTGGGTATGCAGCACGATGCCGTTTGACGTGATACTGCCGCCTGAATGCGCGATGTTGCCGGCCATGGTTCCGCCTTGCTTCACCTCAATAGAGCCGGTGACGAGCTTATTGGTACAGACCACCTCCGGCGTGTCGAGCGTGATACGAGTTTTGGCGACGACGTTGACCAAGGGGGACGTTACTGCCACATTTTCCGCAGCGTTGACGGTTGCTGATTTAATACCGGTTGCCAGCAGTGCGCCGGTTTCCGGTTCGTACTCGATCACTGCGCCATCAGGGAAAGTGATATGCACCGCATCAGCCGAGGCAGACGGCGCGGGGAAGTCGTCAGA